TACAATGTATGAACGAGCGAAGAAGTTCTACGAAGGCATCAAGAATAAAGCATAAATGATTTTGGGGGTTGTGATCCATAACTCCACACCCCCCGAAACACAATGGAAAGTAAATGGACATACAGAAATTTAAAAAAATATTTGAAGGATCTAGTAATGCTTATGGTCAAACTCGAAAGACCGATGAGTATGATGATAGAGGCAAACATAAAACTAGATCAATAATTAAAAAAGATCCTGTCACAGAAAAAATGTGGATCGATCATTTAAAAGGTGTTGATCCTGCACTAGGTATCATACCAATAAACGAAGACAGTAAATGTAAATGGGCGTGTATTGATATTGATGTGTACACATTAAATCATAAAGAACTTATAGATAAGATTACTACAAAGAATCTACCACTCACTGTATTTAGATCCAAGTCTGGTGGTGCGCATGTATTTATATTTACAAAAGAATTTGCACCTGCAGCATTATTCAGAAACAAACTTCAAGACATAGCTGCAAACATAGGTTACGCAAGAGCAGAGATATTTCCAAAACAGAATCATATCAAAAAAGAAAGAGGTGATGTAGGTAGTTTTTTAAATCTTCCATATCACAAAGCAGATCAAACACTACGTTATGCTTTTAAAAAAGATGGCACAGCTATGACGGTAGAAGAATTTTTTGAACACTATGACAATGTTGTGCTGACAGAAGAAGAATTAGTTGCATTAACAATCAAAGAAGAAAAAATAAAAGAAGATGATTTACTAAAAGGATCTCCACCATGTTTAAAAATGTTGGCTAAAGAAGGTATACCAAATGGCAAAAGAAACAATGCTATGTATAATTTTGGTATCTATTGCAAGAAAAGATTTCCTGATACATGGGACACAGAAATTTTTGAATACAACAAAAAGTTTTGTCAACCACCTCTAGATAAAAAAGAGATGGATGTTTTAATTAAATCAATCACAGGCAAAGACTATCAATATAAATGTAAAGATGAACCTATTGTATCTTTCTGTAATTCTAGAAAATGTGTACGGCAAGAGTTTGGTGTAGGTGATGACTTCACACCAGGTTTAGAGATAAAAGAAATACAGAAGTATACATCAAATCCACCTATATTTTATGTGACGATAGGAGAAGATATCGTTGAGTGTTCAGCTATTGAATTACATGATCCGGATAAGTTCTCTTTAAAATGTGTAGAACAAATCAATCAAGCTATGTTACCTGTAGCCAAACTTGTTTGGAGAAAACAAATCAATAAATTATTGCAAGGTGTTATACCCATAGAAGCTCCAGAGGCCATCAAGATAGACATACAATTAAAAGAATTACTAACTGATTTTATTACTAGAGCAAACGGCAAGAAGATAGAAGATATTAGAAAAGGTGTTGCATTTACAGAAAAAGGAAAGAGTTATTTTAAATTTAAAAGTTTCTGGAATTTTTTATTAAGAAGTAAATCTTGGAATATAAAATATGAAACTACAATGAGAATGTTACAAGTTCTTTTTGA